CGCGTGAGGGGTCGCGTGTATGGGTTGCCGATGCTACTGTAGCGGGATGTGGCCTTAACGAACTTTTGTCCCTGTATCCGTCGGCATCTGCTGATGGGGATAAGCGGTGTCAACTTGCAGTACACCGCACATGCACCGGACTTTGTCCATCTGGGCTATAAAAGCGAAGCTGTTTCAGCTAAATTCTTCAACGACCAGGTGAACTTTGGCAGCGTGTTGCACGCAGAATACACAACGGGGACTTTCCTGGGCAAAGTCTTTGGGGGTGGGCCTATCCTATCCTTGGAATTGTCAGACATTGAGTGTTGCGTGACCGAGATCAGTTCAAGCGATGACGAATGCCAGCAATGCCAGCCAACGTCAGCAGACGGCAGCGCGCCGCCGCCAAGCTCGACAGCAACGGAACGGACGTCGTAGCGCCCCTAGCACAGCTGGGTCGCGCTTTAGTGTCGTCGCGCCGTCAAGCGTCGGGACATCCATCTCTCGCAAGTCTGCAGCCGTACCTGGACTCACAGCCGGTAAACTTGCACACATGGAGAAGATGATGGCACAACTCGCCGCACAACGGTCAGCACCAACTGTTGGCACGGTCCAGCGAGTTGCGAGCACGCACCACATGCCTCCTCACAAAATGTATGATCCTGAATTGGGCATGGCAACATTTGCATACCGCGCAGTGGGGCGCAAAACTGTGGTGCCCCATGATGCCACAGCAAATGCCGGTGTTTTCGTGTTTGACGCTTCGGGAGTCTCATTGAGCAGCAACCCACCATTGCCGGAGACGGCATCCCAGATTCTCTTCTCATTCACACCATCTAACGGCAACTTTACGCCACTTCAAATATTGCTTGATGGGAACGAGTCGAGTACCAACACCACAACTGGTTGGGAAAACAAAGCTCTTTGGGACACCATTCCGTTGCTACCAGACATGTCGAACATCACTGATCAGCACAGGGTGGTCAATGCATCGCTGAAGATGACTTACACAGGCAACAGTCTTGCCAACTCTGGTGTTGTGTACGTGTACCAAGGGCCTCACATCCCTGTATACCGAAGCGCACTCACCGGAGCTGCAAAGGTCAAGTTGTCAGTTCATGACATGGTTCAGCGCATCCGCAACCATCCGAAAACTCGAGTGTACGACACGGCGTGTTTCAGGGGCGGCAAGATCTTCCACATTGAACGTGGGAGTGGACGTCGTAACTTTGTCACACCATACAAAGCTCGCGCGCCTGTTGCCACAGGTAACAACCACCACTGGCCAACCGACCCAGAACAAAATCCTGCCATGGCAGGCACGACGACGACCGCTGAGGGAACGTTCTCGTCTGGGTTCCCTCGCTACTTGTTACCGCCGACGATGCAGGCAATGTATGTGTTCGCTGAGGGTGTCTCAGTAAGTGGTGCCAATTTCACTCTGGAAGTGGTACAACATGCAGAGATACAGATCGATCCAGATGCCACTTCGCACGTTGGTCTACAGACTCCACCTAACAACAGCAAACCAGAGGTACATTCTGGAGGAGTCACGACAGGACACGGCGAAGGCGCGGGGGCTGGCACCAATGGCGCAGCCGGCCCATCGAGCTAGGAAACCAAGGGAGGGGAGCGGCTCGTTCCTCCTAAGATACGAAGAGCCAAGCGTCTGGGAGACGCCCCGAGCTCGGTGCCAAAGCCACAGAAGCACACCACCACGCAGGAGATTAAGAGGGCTATGACTTATGGGATTGCTGGGAGAAACCCTGGTGAGCCTCTTGATGTCAAGTACGCCCTGAAAGAAGCAGTGGGGTGGGGTGCTTTGAAAGCAGCTGGCACAGCAGCGCTCTACAAATTGAGGGCACCTGCACGAGCAGCCAGAGTCTTTCCCGAGATGGGCGAGCTCGAAATGCCGCTGTTAGGTGAAGCAGCGTTCCTGGATGCAGGGGCAATGCCAGTTGAAGCAGCATTACCGTTTCTCATATAGTGGTGCGTCCGCTGCGGGAGACGAGACGTGTAATCTGTACAGACACGGTTTTTCAAAGTCGATTTTCATCGTAACTCCTCGTTCAACCCAAAATGCTAGTGTTGTGGAAGATTGGTTGCCCACCGAGCACTATCCAGGCCTCATAGGCCGAAGCCTCAACTAGCACCAAAACAAATACGAGTCGAGTTCAGTCCTTTCTTTACCGCTATATCGAGAATTGTTGGCTGCTCACCGCGTATTGATCCGCGGTTTGAGCTGAGCCTCATTATCGAATTGCTTCCGACTATGCCGGTCTCTTTGCGCGAAACTTTGGGAGAACACCTATGGTTACCACCCCAAGGATGCCTGCCTTCACCAGAACGCAACGCTTTTTCACATTTTCAGAGAGATTTTACGTTGGAACCGACATACCCAAACCATCTTGCGCTTCATTGGGTTGCAGCAGTGTGAGATGAGACGACGGCAGCCTGTGCCTGGACGAACCAGGAGACACCTCCCAACCCTTGCGTTAGTGGGGCGGAGGCGTGAGACGACTTGCGCACCAGCACTTTTCCACCCATCAGATGTTAACCCTGGTGGCCCCGCCGATCGCCATCTGCCCAGCCGGGTAGACTTGGGTCGGAGCCGGAGGTTCGAGGCATAGGACTGGGCTTTTGCTCTACCTTCTTTGCCACTCTCGGGATAGTTTAATGTGGGATTTCCGTAGTATGCCCTCATTTTACGAACCACACAAAAGATACGGGACTTCAAAGCTTAATTTAATTACTACCTTGGGACCTGGCACATGTTTCTTATTTGCAGATACTTGGCGCCAGCACTATGGGGAGTCATGCTCGGAGTTATTTAACAGGTTAGACATTAATTCAGTAAACGAGTATTTCCCAAAGATTCGCTCGTACTGGCCAGAATGTGGACACGGTGGGGAAACACGTGTTCCTTGGTTTCTTGCACCACCGCCTGTGGAGGTGAAAACTGTAGAGGTGAAGACATACAAGGAGATCATGAAGGCGGGCTTCATGACTGCTAGGGAGTATGTCATTGCCTGGATCAGGCGTCAATGGAGCGATAAATACATTCATGCATGGAATGGAATTCGGTTCGCTTGGCAGCGCTTAGTTGATATTTGGCATTCGGTGCCGAAAGAAGTTAAGTATGCTGGGCTAGCCTATGTTGTTTGGCGTTGCTTCCGCCTGCTGCGATCGTCATGGCAGGAGCGACGAACTATTTTTGACGGACAAGAGGACATTGCATTTTGCGCACATTGTACACCACAGTTATTAGATGATGACAAAATGGTGTTAGGTAACGCATATGAAAAGAAATTCCATGTCCCAGCAGCATGTGCACGCTGCAGCAAGGTGTGGTCCTGGAGAGGCTGGAAAGATGTGCGTATGCGCATCGGAAACTCCCATTACCAATTCTACGGCACATACACGTCTTTACGTATGCAGAGAGAACGTGACGTGCATTGCCCAGCGATCAACCAGCTCGACATACCAAACGAGTACCGGTTCGCCCACCGTTTCATGCAGATGCATGGTGGCACGATCGGCTCAATGGAGTCAAAGCAACGTTTGACCTGGAGCAAGCACACACAATCTTATTGCTTGGCCACTCAGTGGAATGAGATAGTTGGAGGGGACGCAACAGTATACAAACCACCAGCACCAGCAGCGACTGCACCAGCAGCCGCTACACCAGCCGCAACACCACCAGCGGCCACACCAGCAGCAGCAGCAGCAGCCGCTACACCAGCCGCAACACCATCAGCGGCCACACCAGCAGCAGCAGCAGCACCTGCAGCTGGGCCAGCAGCAACACCTGCAGGCACAGCGGCGCCGGCAACAGCCAAG